TCGTATGCCTGCTTTAGACTGTCAACATTTTGTCTATGTTCATATGCTTCTTTAGACGTTTCGTAAAAAGTATTAGGCTTGCCATTGATGTCACCAATTTCACTTAGTGCTTCTGCAACTCCTGTAACCTTTTCTGCAATCTCTGTTTGATACGAAATAGAATCTTCAAGTTCTTTGTTTTTGCGTTCTGCAATTTCTGCTTTTTTATCATCAGGAAGATCTTGTCCGCATGAGTGACATGTACCTTGATCTAAATTATCGGCGTCTTTTTTTGCTTTTTCTACAGACTTGTCAGCACGTAATAGTGCAGGTTCTAATGTGCTTAATTCTTTTCTAAGAGCCAAAATAGCATTGTTATGTTCAGTCCAATTTGATAACTTTTCGTGTGCTTCGAGTTCAGCATCAATGTCTAAGTGTTCAAATTCGTCGATTGCTTCTTTTAGTTTTACAACGTCTGTAGTGCGTTTTCCAAGCCATGCTTTTTGCTTACTTTGTAAACTTACAATAGTTTCGTCAATTTTTTCATTGGCTGTTTGCAATGCATTAATACGCATTGTTTCCTGACTTAGATCGTCCTTAGTAACTTTTATGTCTTCTTTAAGAATATCTGCTTTTTCAGACAGTATTGTAATACCTAAAAGTTGTTCAATAATTGCTCTTTGGTCGTTAGTACGCATGCTTAGGAAGGGCTCTGTGTATGTGTTTAACGCAACAATGTGCTTAAACATATCATGACTCATTCCTAAAAGTGTATCAATTGACTGTTGCGTTTTACGACTATCGCCTTGGCTTTCATCTACGTCAACTTGTTCTTCATTGTTAATGTAGAATTTTAATATATTTGGGGATCTACCACGTTCAATACGATATTGGAGATTGTCTTTCTCAAAAGAAAGAGTAACTAACATACCTTTAGAATTAGTTTTGTTAATTAAGTTATTTTTTCTAATATTAGTTAGTGCAGTTCCGTAGAGTGCATAACTTAGTGCATTAATAATTGTAGTTTTACCAGTACCGTTACGTGACCCGCTGTCGTCTCCGCCTTGATCTAAGTTTTCACCTAATACAAGTGTTAGTTGTTGTTTGTCGAAATCTACCGCTTGGGTTTGATTCCCAACACTCATAAAATTTCTTACTGTTAGGTCTTTAATTTTAATCATGTGCCAACCCGTTATAAATCTCCAAAAGTTTTACCTTGTCAAATGAATCTGTATCAAGCTCTGATATTTCACCTGCAACAATTTGATCAACACTAACAAATGTGCTAATGTCTAAGTCTGTTGTAATTTCCTCAATTTGTGATTGCGGAATAAGTGTAATCTCACGACACCTGTATTGATTAATAAATGTTTCCTTAATAAAACTTGCTTCTTCATAACTTATGTCAATGTCAAGTTCTACACGTAGATACATTTTACTTTTAATAAGAGTTTCTTGTTCATCAATTAGTTTTGATAATTTTACAGTCCTGTACTTAGGACAATCTGGCCAATTAATGTATTCTGGTTCCTTGCTATTTTCTTTATCAAGAATCATCATACCACGTTCATCATCCCATGCATCAGCATAGTTATGAGGAAACGCATTGCCTATATAATGTATTTTTCCTTGTGTTTGTCTTTTGTGGAAGTGTCCACTAAACACGTAGTCTTGATTTTCAAAATGTTGTTTGTTAAGATCGCCTCCGTGATCGGGCATCTTAACCATTGCATTCATATAAAAACTAGGAAGTTCAAAGTGACCAAACATATACTTGGCTTTACACTTTTGTATTTTCTTCCATTCGTCGCCTACTAACCATGGTACAAGGCAAACGTCATCTTCTACTAGCATTTCGTCAACAAACGTAATACCGGGAATATGTTTTGCAAATGCTGTTGAATTTACATCTCTTTTGTCTTTATAATATAAATCGTGATTACCGTCAAAAAAGTAAAACTTTTCAAATGCATTGCCTAACTTTTCCATAGACCGTATAGTTGCGTCCATAGTTGTAAGATTAAGGCTATTTCTATTGTGGTGCCAATCACCACAGAATATACCTGTTTCACAGTTATTCTTCTTTGCTTCTTCGATATACCAGTCTATAAATTCTTCACAATCATCGTTATGAATACGTGAATTACTTTTTAGACCAAAATGGATATCAGTAAAGACAGCGGCTTTCTTAAACAAAGTCAGTCCTCCATTAGGCTTCTATGTTAGTATTGTACATACAAAACTATTTGTTGTCAACCGGTTTTTTTTCGTTATGGATAGAAAAGCTGGCTGCTTCGTTACGTTTTACACTTGCTTCCCACTCGCCTTGTGCTTGTCTTGTGTAAGAAGGATTAAGATCATTCATCTCTAAAATGTCATCTCTAATGTTTTGATTACGCTTTTCAATATTAATAACACGTACAAAACTGTTAGTAACGGCTGCTGTATAATATGCAAACGGATTGTTTGACTTTGATTCGTCAAACTGTAAGCCAATTTGTGCTAATTGTAGTATTGCTTGACCCTTCATCTCGTCATTGTATGTGTAACCACGTACATTGCCTCGAGTAGCATAACGGTCTACTAATTTTAACCACATAGTAGCAAGTGTGTTTGTTGCTTTACCGTGTCCTTTTGAAAAGTGGCCATTATCCATACCACCTACCCAATGACTTTTACCAACTAAAATAAGCTCACCTTCATCATTAAATTTGTAATGATGGAAAGGGGGAAAGTTAAGTTTAGTTTTTGTATCTGCTATTGTTTTAGGATTCTTTTTACGTCCGGGCTCTTCTGGAATGTGATCAAATGTCATAACACGGAAGATTAGTTCTTCTTGTGTGATCTTTTTCCAATCAACTTCACATTCTGCTTGTTTAACTTTTTCTCCAGCCATTTTACGTCTTTCGTACTCGGCTGTGCTTAATCTTTTTGCTTTTGCTCGTTTCGCTTCAGCGATAGTCAGTCTATTAATTTTAGCTACGTCTAATAGTATCAAATCGTACTGATTATAAGTTTCTTCCACATAACTATTAAAAGTGTTTTTAGATTTATGGATTTCTGACAATATGTCCTTATTATTAAGGTAATTACGTTTTCTCAATGGTATTCTCCAAGTTAATTAACACTATTATAAACTACATACTTAATTATGTCAACTAAATAATGTATATAGGAGATGTGAAATGGCAACCAATCCATTAGAGAGTGCAGTAGGTAAAGCTGTAAAGACACAAGCAAACAAAGCAAAGCAGGCTATAGAACAAGGTGCAGAAGCATCGATAACAAAATTTATAGGTGATTCGCTCAACACAGGTGTTGGCTTTATTGACAATGCTATTAAAGATGTAGCCGGTGCCGTTTTTGGCGCAGCAGGTTTTGCTAAACTAGCAAGAAGTATAAACTTACCTACAGGCGATAAAGGAAAAATTAAATCTAACGTTGCATCTAGTTTTAAGTCAACCGCAAAAGATGCTGATTGGCGTGTGAAGTTAAGTTTACCGAAAGCACCAGACGTAAAAAATGCAAGGCTACTTGCACCGCTATCTGCAACCGGCGGACTGTGTTTTCCAATAACTCCTACAATTATTGTAAGTCACAGCGCAAACTATAATACATTGCAACCTGTGCATACAAATTACCCATTCCAAATTTACGAAAATAGTGCTGCAGATGACATTGTTATTACAGGTGAATTTCCTGTAGAAAATCCAGATGAAGGAAAATACTGGATTGCGTGTATTCACTATTTAAGAACTGTAACAAAAATGTTTTACGGTGCAGATTCAGAAAATGCAGGTGCACCACCGCCAGTAGTAAGACTAAACGGCTACGGTGATTATATTTTTAATAATGTACCTGTTGTTATTTCAAACTTTACAGTTGACTTACCAGCAGACGTAGACTATATTGCTTGCGGACTTACAGATGAAGAAAAAGGGTCTACAAGTTGGGCACCTACAAATTCTCAAATTAGTATTACGCTCAAACCTACATTTTCAAGAAGAAGAACAAGTGAATTTAATTTACAAAATTTTGTTAATGGTGATTATATTGGCGGCAACGAGGGCTTCATCTAATGGCAAATTATAAATCAACAAGTCCTTGGCACAAAACACAGTACACTAGAACAGGTGCTTTAGATATACTTAGGATACGTCCTGTTCCGTCAGCATCAGATGATGCACAATATACCATTGAAACACAATATACTCATAGACCAGATTTATTAGCATATGACCTTTATGGAACTCCTAAGCTATGGTGGGTGTTTGCACAGAGAAATATTAATATTATTAAAGATCCTGTTTTTGATATGGTTGCAGGCACTACAATATTTTTACCAAACGCAGATAGACTAAAAAGCTCTTTAGGAATATAAATGATTGATCCAACAAAGATTATTCAAAACAAAGCACAGACACTTGCTAACGGGTTTGGTGATCCGTTAGAAAATATAAATGCAACTGAAATGTTTGGAGACATGAAAAATGCTACAAGCACAATTTATGATGCGTCTGGAGCAATGTCTGTTTTATCTGATTCAGTTTCAAAAATAGATGTAGCTGGACTTGCAACGAGTGCCAAAACTTTAGGACAAAAAATTCCAGCACTTGCAGATATTGAAGATCCGTCAGCTATTTTTCCTCCTGGGCTAAACGCTTTTGCAAACGGCTTTGGCGGAGCCTTAGCAAGCAAAGCAGAAGCATTAGTAGAACAAGTTATACCAGCAGTAAAAGGAATGAGTGTAGGTGAGATTAACAGTTATGTAACTGAAGCACTTGATTCTGTTGGCAATGGCATTGTAAATGCTGTAGAAGAAGAACTTGAAAAGTTTCAAGAAAAGCACAAAGATACAGCTAGGGGAAAAAACAGTGCTCCTGAACCAGAACCTAAAGCGCCTGGTGTAACACTAAAAAATCCGTTAAGGTCATTTAACAGTTATAATGCTATTTTTACTTTAGGTGCGCTAACAGCTGACAGTGCAAATAATCCTAGTCAAACATATATTGCAAACGGTGCAGACTATACAATTCTACGTAGCGGCGGTGGCGGCATAGATGATAAGCGTATTCAGTCAATATATGACACTGTTGGAACCGAGAGCGGAAACACAGAGTATTTTATAGACGATTTTGATATGAATGCTATTGTTGCTTCTAATAGTAAAACTGGCGCAACACAATCAATTAGTTTTAGTTTTACAGTAAAAGAACCTTATTCAATGGGTGTGTTTTTACAAGCATTACAAGCAGCGGCGTTTGATGCAGGATTTGAAAACTACTTACAAGCACCGTATTTGTTAGAATTAGATTTTGTTGGATGGGACGATGAAGGCGGCAAGCCGATAGCATACAGTAATAGAAAACTTCCATTCAAACTAACATCAATTGAATTTGATGTAGACTCTGGCGGAAGTGCATATCAAGTACAATGTATACCGTGGAACGAACAATCATTTTCTCAAGATGTACAAGAGTTACAAGACACGATTAGTATAACTGGTAGAGATATGGTTGAAATACTATCAATCGGTGAACAAAGTTTATCTACAGTTATTAATGAAAAATTACAACACATTGCAAACGAGTCATGTCAGCCAGCAACTGATTTTTATCTTGTTAGATTTCCAACAACACGAACTGGAGATATAGACACAAGTTATTTGCGAGCTGCAGAATTTACTAATAAAGCAACAATATCAGACAGCGAAGCAAAGTCATCGCGTAAAGGTGACCAAGCAGCAGAAACTACAGAAGACGGCGGCGTTACATCATTTTTTAAACGTTTAGGAGTAGACACAAGTAGTAGTGCATTATTAGAATCTTTAAAATCAGGGTCTATCCAAGACCTTAACAAGATAGGCGCAAGCCGAATGATAACAGACTTTCAAGAAGGTGGCGATAATCCTTTTGGATTAGGTCTTTATGCATACGATCAAGACACAAATGTTTACAAACGTAATGGTGTAGAACTTACAATGAGTGATGAATTACGAACGTTTAAGTTTACACAAGGAACACCAATTACAAAAGTTATTGAAGAACTTTTACTTGTAAGTGAATACGGCAGAACAGCACTTAATAGAGTAGATAGTAAGGGCGAAATAGAATGGTTTAGAATTGAGTCTAAATGCTACATTATAGATGACAGAGCATATGAAAATGCAACAGGCGAAACACCAAAAGTTTATGTTTATGATGTTGTACCTTACAAAGTAGATGCTAGTAGATTCAGTGCGCCGAACCAAGCAAATTCAGGTCTAATAGAAAAAGCAAAACATACTGTAAAAACATACAATTATATTTACAGTGGTCAAAACGAAGATGTACTAGGATTTGATATAAAATTTAATGCGGCATTCTTCCAAGCAATAAGAATGGATATGGGACAACTTTCCGCAAGTGACGTAGTCAACGACAGAGAAAAAAATGTAACTACGCCAAGACATCCAACACTCGGTCCACCTAGAGACGGAAATATGATACCTGAAGGTAGGACTAGGTCAGTAATGAAAACTGGTAATTTTAATGGAGGTAGTTACAATAAACAATACGGCGAAGAACTTGCTAAGATGTTTCACAACTCACTTATAAACAGTAAAGTTGATTTGATTACAGCAGAGTTAGAAGTTTGGGGAGATCCGTATTTTATACCTGATAGCGGAATAGGTAATTTTACATCAGCTAGAGGCGGCTCAAAAAATATTACAGCTGGTGGCGGACTTGATCATCAACGCAACGAAATTGATGTTGTTATTAATTTTAGAACCCCAGTTGATTATAACCAAGATGGCACAATGTTGTTTCCAGGAGCAACTGTTGCGGTAGATAGTTTTAGCGGTGTATATCAAGTTATAACTGCTAACAGCAAAATAAGCGGAAATAAATTTACACAAACTTTAGAACTAGTAAGGCGTAGAAATCAAAGTACAGAAGGAATAAGCGAAGCAAAAGCACTTATTGAAAAGCCAGGTTGTCCGGGTCTTAATCCACACCCAGGCTGGGACGGAAATGTAATAGGTAGCGACCCTCAAGAAAATACTATGAATCAAAACGCAGTTGTAAAATCATATGGGTCTAATGGTGAGCTTGCAACAATACGTTCTAAAAATGGTAAAACTACTCAAGTAGCAAAAGTTTACGCAGAAAACTTTCAAGCTCTTATAGATGAGTTAGAAAATGATTTAGGATACGAAGTGCGTACACTAGGCGGATATGTTCAACGAACATCTAGAGGAAGCGCCAGCCCAAGTTATCATGCAAGTGGATTGGCAATAGATATTAATGCTGCAGAAAATCCTATGGTTAGACCAAGACCTGAAGACGGCCCAGAACCAACAGATATGCCAGATGGCGGCACAGGAAGTGCAATTAGTGCATTAGCTGAGAAACATGGTTTAGGCTGGGGCGGCGATTGGGAAAGTGCAACAGATGCTATGCATTTTAGTGCTGCGGCATCTGAAGGTGGAGAATTAGATTGGCCTAGAAACGGTTTAGTTCCTGGTGGTAATCCGCCAGCACCTAAAGAAGAAAGTACTAGCACAGACGCTCCAAGGGCGCCTGATCAGATATCTGGGACTTCTGATGAAACTGGCGGCGTTGGAAACGTTCGACCTAAGCCTTCTGGGCAAAGTGGAAGACAGTGGATAAGACAGTATGGGGCAACTCATAATCCAGATGGTACACCGAAACAAAGTTATGTTGACAGTGCTATTAGACGTGTAAGCGGAACTAGCTCTTTAACAGCAACACAGTATTCAGCGTATCAACAAAACTTCCAAACAAGTGAATTTGGTGAATCAACTCTTAGACCATATTTTCCAACAGAAGCACGTGATGATTTATATGATGTACAAGCAGGAGACAAAATTAGAGCTATTGCTAATTTTTATACAAACCAAGGTGTAGAAACAAGTACACCTATAACTAGATCACAGTCCGGTATCACTTATAACGAGTTTGGAGATCCGGTATATACTGGTAACAACGGCACAACAGCAATATAGGAAACCTATGGCACAAAGTAAAAGATCTAACCTTAAAAAATTAGAAAATATCGGCTCAGGACCGTATGAAGCCATAGTGGTTAGTAATCTTGATACTACTTATATGGGGTCATTAAAAGTTGATGTTTTAAAATCTAACACAGCAGGTAGTGTACCAGAACGTTTAGGTACTACAATCGAAGTTAGATATTTGTCACCATTTTACGGTGTTACAAATATGAGTCATGTCACAGCAAATGACGGTTATGCAAGTTCACAAAAAAGTTATGGTATGTGGTTTGTACCACCAGATGTTGGCGCAAGGGTAATGGTTATTTTTGCAGAAGGTGATGTATCACAAGGATTTTGGATAGGTTGCGTTCAAGACAAATTTATGAACTTTATGATTCCTGATGGTAGAGCATCTACAGAGCTTACAACACCAGGAACTCCAGACAATATACAAGGGTTGAAATTACCTGTTGCAGAATACAATAAAAGAGTTGAAAGCGGAACTGGCAGAGATCAAACTAGATATGCAAAACCTTACAACAAAGATTTTACGCAAACACTAGAAATACAAGGATTAATTAGAGACGAAAATAGAGGTACAACTACTTCAAGTGCTAGGCGTGAAGTTCCTAGTTCTGTATTTGGTATTAGCACACCCGGACCAATAGACAAACGTCCAGGCGCACCAAAAGGATTAGTTGGCGAGTCAGGATTAAAACATTCAAAATTTGTTAACAGGCTAGGCGGTTCAAGCATAGTAATGGATGACGGTGATGATAAACTATTAAGAGTGTCGCATGCCTCAGCAGGACCTCCTACATATGCAAATGTAGAAGCAGAAGAACTTTATGGCATTCCAACTATTCCGCACAACGAATTAACAAGGATACGAACACGTACAGGGCATCAAATATTGATGCACAATTCGGAAGATTTTGTTTACATTGCTAACAGTAGAGGAACAGCATGGGTCGAACTTACTAGTGATGGTAAAATTGATGTCTACGGAACCGACAGTATTTCAATTCACAGTGATGCAGACATAAACTTAACAGCAGATAGAGATGTTAACATTGAAGGCGGCAGAAATGTTAATGTTAGAGCAAGTGCTAGATTTGATGGCTTTACTGGCAACGGCACAGGCAACGTTTCTATTGAAAGTGCAACTGACACTAAAATGTTAGCAGAAGCAAACTTTTTAACAAATGTTAAAGGATACCAAGAAACTAAAGTTACAGGATACCAAAAAACTTTAGTTGAAGGCGACATACATCATCATACAAATGCTAACATATATGTGTTAGCAGACCTACAAGGACATATTCGCACAGCAGAAGATATGTTTATTAATACTGATACTACCCTTAATATTGTAGGTAAAGAAAATTATTTCACAGCAACAGAAGGAGCAATTAATATTAAGGCCACAGCCGGCAACGTTGAAATTGACGGCGACACTGATATTAATTTAAACAGCGGTGCATCAACAGCAGGTACAATAGCTACAGATTCTGAAGACGCTGTAGACTTTACATATTTGCCAAAATGGTCAGTACCAAAAACATCACCAGGTACGGATATAACTTCCGATGTGTCTACTTTTGTAAAAAGAATGCCAAGTCACGAACCGTATGCCCACCACGAAAATTTAGATCCTATTATGTACAAGTCTACTAGGACAGATATTACAGATCCAACTAGTTTAACAGATGGAGCATTACAAAATAGTCCAGACACATTTAGAAAAAGTTTTGCTGGCGGAACAGCACAAGAGTCAGCAAGTGGTTCAGGTCCAGTACCTGGTACAAGTGGAGTAGAGTCAGTAACATCAGACGGTGGTAGTAAAACACCACAGCAACGTTTTACAACAGTTGGCCCAGACGGAAATATATTAGATATTATTGGCGAAGCTGAAGGCGCAGGCTACAACACTGTATTTGGCGGAAGCAGAATACGACCTGAACAATATTTTGGTAAGTCGTTAACAAGACTTACAATCGATGAAGTAATTGAATGGCAAACTGAGTCAGTAAGCCAGGGTTCACCAAGCTCAGCTGCAGGCAAGTATCAGATTATTAAGAAGACACTTATAGACTTAGTAGACAATAAAGGTGCAGCGGCAAGAACAGATAAATTTAATCAAGTAACACAAGACAAATTATGTAGGAAACTTTTACAAGGTAGGGGAATAGACGATTACCTAGCAGGCTCCAAATCAGAGCAAGCATTTTGTAGATCATTGGCACAAGAATGGGCTAGTTTGCCAGTTACATATAGACAGCCGGGCGCAAAACGAACAGTTAATCCTGGGGAAAGTTATTACTCCGGCGATGGCCTAAACAAGTCAAGAATTGCACCAGCGGACTTTATTGCTTCTGTTAGAAACATTAAAGAAACTGGTTATACATAGAGGGTAAATATACATAATGAGTACTTTAGAAAAAAACATATACAAAAGGGTTAGTGTAGGCAGTGCTAAACAACCTAGTAAGCCTGCTTCTAGTGCGGCTTATAGATCTATAAGCACAGTTAATCCTGCAAATGAAGGGTATAGACTATATGATCTTGCTGTTATTAAGCAAGACATTATTAACCATTTTCATATTAGACAGGGCGAAAAACTTGAAAACCCTGAATTTGGCACAATTATTTGGGACGTATTATTTGACCCATTAACAGATCAACTTAAAAGTGCTATAATAGAAAATGTAGAAGCTATTATTAATTACGATCCTCGTGTTGTTGTTGATAATGTTATTGTTGATACTTACGAAAGCGGTATACAAATCGAATGTACTCTAATATACTTAAACTACAGCATTGCCGAAGCCATGACATTGCAATTTGATAGAGACGCAGGCTTACTTGCTTAAAAATAAAATACGTACATAACTCATATGAATAAATACGTTATAAGAGGAAATTAGATGTCAGCTACGGATAGACAAAATAGATTATTAGTTGCAGAGGATTGGAAAAAAGTATACCAATCTTTCCGCAACGCAGATTTTCAAAGTTACGACTTTGACAATTTAAGACGAACAATGATAGAATACCTTAGGACTAATTATCCTGAGGATTTCAACGATTATATTGAATCAAGTGAATACCTTGCACTAATTGATTTAGTTGCATTTCTTGGACAAAATTTATCCTTTAGGATTGACCTTAACGCAAGAGAAAATTTCCTCGAACTTGCTGAAAGACGTGAATCTGTACTAAGACTAGCAAGACTACTAAATTACAATCCTCGCAGAAACCAAGCCGCAAATGGCTTGTTAAAATTTACAGCGGTTAGTACAACAGAAGATTTATTAGATTCAAACGGTACAAATTTATCAGGACAAACAATCCAATGGAATGATAGTACAAATGCTAACTGGTATGAACAGTTTATTAAAGTACTTAATACAGCACTACCTGTAAATGGCGTGTTTGGTAAGCCAAACAAAAGTGAAACAGTAGCAGGTATATCTACAGACCAATACAGACTTAACGGTGTAAACACAGATGTGCCTGTATATGCATTTGATAAACCTGTCGAAGGAAAAACTACTTCTTTTGAAATTGTATCTACTGATATCCAAGATGGAAGTTTAGTTGAAGAAGCTCCAATTCCAGGAAACAACTTTGCGTTTATGTATAGAAATGACACACAAGGACCTGGTAGCAGTAACACAGGATTTTTTGCACATTTTCGCCAAGGTAGATTAGAAAGCGGACAATTTAATGTAGCACAACCAACACCGAATTCAACTGTGTCAATAGACACACCAAACATAAATGATTCAGACGTATGGTTGTTTGGACTAGATGGTAATAACAATGAATCTGATATATGGACAAAACTTGATGCTGTAGAAGGCAACAATGTAATTTACAACAGCATTAATAAAAAGATAAGAAACATTTATAGTGTTTTAACAAGAGTTGACGACAGAATTAATTTAGTTTTCTCTGATGGTGTATTTGGTAATTTACCAAAAGGCAACTTCAAAGCATATTATAGAACAAGCGAAAATAGAAACATGGTTATTACACCAAGTGCTATAAACAACGTTGCTATTAATTTACGTTACCTAAGTAAAAAAGGTAGAGTACAAACGCTTACTATTACAATGGGCTTACAAACAACTGTAGCAAATAGTTCAAGAAGCGAAAGCAATCAAAGTATTAAACAGAATGCTCCAGCAACATATTATACTCAAAACAGAATGGTTACAGGCGAAGATTATAATGTTGCACCTTTAGGCATTAGCCAAGAAATTGTAAAAGTAAAAAGTGTAAACAGAACGTCAAGTGGTATTTCAAGATATTTTGATCTAATTGACTCAACTGGAAAATATAGTAATACAAATTTATATGGTAACGATGGTGTTCTATATAAAGAGTATATAACAAATAAATCTAGTTTTAATTTTACTACACAAACAGATATTGAAGGCATCATTATAAACAATATTGAGCCTATACTAGCAGACCAAAAAGTTAAACATTATTATCTAGATAAGTTTCCAAAAATCAATACATTTGATTTAAATGTATTTTGGAATGTTGTAAGCGAAGATACAAATACATTTACAGGTAATTTTCAATCAACAGACGGAACTGGATACAATGTTGGTACATTTACAACAAACAGTTTAAAATATATTGAAGCAGGTACAGCAGTTAAATTCCAAGCGGCTAACGGCTTCCATTTTATGCAAGACGGTACACTTATGGCCGGCGCAGCAGATCATCCAGGAAGTTCAATATACAAGTGGACGAAAGTTGTAGCAGTTGCAGGCAATGGCCTAACTGTAGGTTTGTCAGACACACAAGGTGCTATTGCATTAGCAGACAAAATACCAAGCACTTGCAGACTTATACAAATTCGCCCTAAACTAGCAAGTAGTCTTATAGATGATGTAAAAGTAGAAATTATCGATCAAACTTTTGCATACAATGACTTTGGTTTACGTTATGATGATGTTAACAGAGTTTGGAGATTAATTAAAGCAAGTGACCTTGATAAGAAAAGTAACTTTAGCACAGGTTTTGCAGGCAACGTAAGTAATGGAAATCTTGACGCAAGTTGGTTGCTATTGTTTGAAACTAACGGCGAGACATATAAAGTAACCTACAGAGGTTTAAGATATGTATTTGAAAGTGATAGAGAAATTAAATTCTATTACGACAGTGGTGACAAAATTTATGATTCACAAACAGGTAAAACAATTAAAGACAAATTAAGTATTTTAAGCATTAATACACAGCCTGATAGCACATCGCCATTTACAGATAATTTTGATTTTGACATTTTAGAGTCTTATAGAGATAAAGAAGGATATGTAGATACTAAAAAAATAGAAATAACTTTTGCTGACAAAGATGCAGATGGTATTATTGATGATCCTGAATTATTTTTACATATTGTTGACGAAGATACAGCACCATTAACAAAATTTATTATACACGAAAAATATTTTACAGAAGCAGGTGTTGAAGACTTTAGATATATTAATGCTTCTAATATACAAATTTTAGAATCGCAAACAGCAATTCAACCGTTAAGCACATATACAGATGGACAATTATTTTACTTTAGAGATGCAGACGTATTTAAAAAGTTAAATGCAACATCACTTGAATTAGAAACTGACAGTAATTATAAAGCGTTTGTTGGCAGAGACAAGTTGAAATTTCATTATGTGCATGTTGCAGATACTAACAACAGAATAGATCCAAGTGCAAGCAATATGATTGACACATATATGCTTACAAAAACTTATGACAGAAATTACAGACTTTACTTAGATGGGCAACTTTCACAAAAACCGCTACCACCAAGTTCAGATGAATTATTTAGATCTTATGGTGCAGAGTTAAACAAGATTAAATCTATTAGTGATGAAGTTGTTTACCATCCTGTAAAGTATAAAGAATTATTTGGTAGTGCTGCAAAGTCAGACCTACAAGCAACATTTAAATTAGTAAAAAATCCAGGTGTTGTTTTAAACGATAGCGATATTAAAACAAGATCTATTGAATCAATTAACCAATATTTTGCTTTAGAAAATTGGGACTTTGGAGATACTTTTTACTTCCAAGAATTAGCAACTTATATTATGAATAGACTTGCTCCTGACTTAGTCAGTGTAGTAATTGTGCCAAACCAAATTACACAAGGGTTTGGAAGTTTGTTTGAAATAAGAAGCGAAGTTGATGAGATTTTTATTAATAGTGCAACTGTTGCAAATATTGAAATAATAGATCAAATTACAGCAACTAGATTAAACGCATCAGGTAACGTTGTTACTTCAAGCGAAACAGCAAATACTGGTATAACAAGTTCTTCTTCGTTTACTAGTTCAAATAGCTCAAACAACAGCGGATCAAATAGTGGAGGAAGTTACTACTAATGTCTTACGATAACGATCAGACAGACTCACCTTTGCCAGCAGGCGGAGACAGTAATAGAAAAAGTGTAGATTTACTTCCTAAGTATTTTAGAACACAAGCAAATAAGAAAATACTGTCAAGTACAATAGATCAACTTGTACAACCTGGCACAGCAGAAAAAGTAAACGGTTACATGGGCCGCAAAAATGCAAAAGCATTTAAGGCAGGTGACACGTATATTGCTGACGTTACACAACAAAGACAAGATAGACAATTAGAACCTGCTACTGTATCTGTTGACGATTTAGGAAATGTAAACTTTTTTGCAGATTACGCTGACTATGTTAATCAAGTTAACAACTTTTCAGGCAATAACAAAGACCAAAGCAAATTAAACAGTCAAGAATATTATGCATGGAACCCAAATATAGACTGGGACAAGTTTACAAATTTCCGTGAATACTATTGGTTACCGAATGGTCCACAAACTGTTTCGGTGTTTGGAAAAAGTTTAGAAGAAGTAAGCACATATACAGTTACTACAGAAGATCAGGGTGACAACGTAGTATACAAATTTTCTCCTCCAGGGTTTGAACCAAATCCTGCGCTTACTTTATATAGAGGACAAACATATACATTTGAAATAGACACACCAGGACATCCGTTTTCGTTCTCAACTGATAGACGTTTTGCAGATGCACCGTTTACACTTGAAAAACAAGATGACGGCAGTTATAAAGTTGTATCAGGAAGTGCAGATAATGCATCGAGCCTATATGTACAAGGACTTACAGCAACAGATTTAGAAGGCAATGAAATTAATCCTGTAAATGTTGAAAAAGGTAGAATTACTTTTACTGTACCATTTGAAGCACCAGAACAATTATATTATACAAGTAGAAGTGATATTAACACAAGTGGCTACATTAAAGTTTTTGATATTATTGAAAACACACAGATTGATGTAAGCGAAATTATAGGTAAGAAAACCTACACAAGTTCAAACAAAGTACAATTTACTAATGGACTTAAAGTAAAATTTGCTGGTAAAGTAACTCCAGAAATATATGCTAACGATGAGTGGTATGTTGAAGGTGTTGGCACCAACATTAAATTAGTTAGAGAACAAGATTTAGTTATACCTGCAAGTTATGTAGGTGATAAATTAGTTCCATTTGATAGCGAAGGCTTCGACAGATTGCCGTTTGGTAACGCCAGTGCGTTTGCAGGAACAAAAGATTATGTTGTTATTAATAGATCAAGTGTTGACAGGAATGCTTGGACACGTTACAATAAATGGTTCCATAAAGATGTAATTGAAAAGTCAGCAGAATATAACAACGGAATAGCAAGCATTGATCAAACCGTCAGAGCATCAAGACCAATTATTGAATTTAATGCAGGACTAAAACTATTTAATTTTGGTACCAAAGCAAAAGACGATGTAGACTTAATTGATTACAAAACTACCGATGCATTTAGCACAGTAGAAGGCGGCACTGGATATAGTGTAGACAACACAAATCTTGCAGATGGCATGCGTGTTATCTTTAATGCTGATACTGATAGAAATGTAAGAGGCAAAATTTACAAAGTTAACTTTATTCTAATTGACAATATTAGACAAATTAGTTTAGTAGAAGACACTGATGCTACAGCACAAGTAAATGAAACAGTATTAATTAAAGGTGGCGATACATACAAAGGCAGACTGTTTTACTTCGACGGTACTAATTGGAAAGAGTCACAAAGAAAGATTCAAGTAAATCAGCAACCATTGTTTGATGTTTTTGACGAAAGTGATGACAGTTTTGGTACTTACAATGCAAGTACATTTAATGGTACAGAATTATTTGCATATGCAAAAGGCACAGGTACAAATGATGCTGAATTGGGATTTCCATTATCGTATAGAGCTATTGAAAACTTTGGTGATATACAATTTAACTTTCCATTAGTAAGTGATTTGTTTGTTTATGAAGAAAATAATTCCAACATAACTGTAAAAGTTGAAACCGGTTATGTAAGAAAGTATACTGACCTAACATCATATGTAAGTGAAAATGGTTGGATAAAAGCAAATAAGCCAAGCTCACAAGCAATACTAAGACAGTACGTAGTAGATACTACAGTAAATGATTTTGCTGTAGATGTATTTGACCGTAGCGGTGACATAAATGATTTAGTTGTTAAAGTTTATGTAAACAATAGTTTTAAGAAAGAATCAACACATTACGATATTAATAGAATAAATGGTGTTGCTTATATAACATTCAAAACTAATCTAGAAAAAGACGATATTGTTCTATTACGATGCTTTAGTAAAGCAGAAAAAACAGACAACGGTTACTACGAATTAGCATACAACTTAGAACGTAATCCTATGAATGAAAACATAGGCGAGTTTACTATTGGTGAAGTTACAGATCATGTAAGCACAATAATCGAAAACACTTTTGATTATGACGGTAATATATTTCCAGGTGTTAGTAATTTAAGAGATATTGGCAACCTAAGTCAATTTGGTACACGTTTTGTAAAACACACAGGACCTATTGCACTTGCAAGTTATCATCTTACAGATAAAAATGCAAATGTTGTAAAAGCGTTAAAGTATGCTAGATTAGAATATGCAAAATACAAAAGATTATTTTTGCAAGTAGCAGACAACTTAGGATATGATGGTCCAATTAAAGATCATGTAGATAAAATTATTGAAGAAATAAACAGTCAGAAAACTGACCGAATGCCGTTTTATTTCTCAGACATGATACCACATGGTGCATCTAAGCGTACATTACATATTGTAAGAGCAAGTGACGGTGTGTTTTATCCGCTTACTAAAACGTTTAGTTTATCAAATCTAACTGAAAGAGGAGTATTAGTATATCTTAATGATGTAGCTCTATGTCACGGTACAGATTACACATTTACAGAAGAAGGATTTGTAAAGGTATCAGCAACACTTGCGGTTAATGACGAACTAGAAATATACGAGTATGACACAACCGACGGTTGTTTTGTACCTACTACGCCAACTAAGCTAGGACTGTATCCTGCTTATAAGCCTGAACTGTATTTAGACACAACACAAGAAACACCGCGCAACGTAATCCAAGGGCATGACGGAAGTATTACTTTTGCTTATAACGATTATCGTGATAATCTAATATTAGATTTTGAAAGAAGAATTTATAATAATCTAAAACAAGCATATAACACAGACGTTTTTGATATACATGAATTTACTAGCGGTAACTTTAGAGATACAGGCTTTAGTAGGCAAGACGTTGACAGTGCAATGGTAAGTGATTTTGTACAATGGTCAATAATTGCAGGCGATCCAAATTATACAGCAAATACTTTTTGGAAAGACACAGATACGTTTAGATACAACTATAAAAATATGTCATCTCCAACAGGTAAACAGTTACCAGGTTTTTGGAGAGGCGTGTACAAAGATGCATACGATACTGATCGTCCTCATACTCATCCTTGGGAAATGCTAGGCTTTACTATTAAACCTTCATGGTGGGAATCAGAATATGGGCCTGCACCGTATACTAGAAATAATTTTGTACTTTGGGAAGACCTTGAAAAAGGTTTAATAAAAGTTCCAGGTAAACCTGCAACAGTTGATAATAGATACAAACGTCCAGGATTAACAAATCATATTCCTGTAGACGACAATGGAAATTTATTAAGTCCGTTAGACAGTAACTATGCACAAAACTTTGTTGCTGTAAGAACAAGAGATTCATATACATTTGGAGATCATACTCCTACTGAAAGTGCATGGAGAAAAAGCAGTGAATATCCATTTGCATTAATTACAAGTTGGTTATTAAATCAACCAGCAAAAGTAATGGGTACTGGTTTTGACTTATCAAGAATGTTAAGAAACAAAACAGGCAATCTTGTTTATACTCCGTCTAATACAATTATTAGATTAAAAGATTTAGTATTTCCAAATACATATACAGACAACCAACGTGTTATTACAAGTGGTCTTGTTAACTTTGTATACAACTACATAGTTAGCGATATAAACACTAGCTATAATGAGTACCAAACAGAATTAAAAACTTTAAAAAATCAATTAGCACTTAAAGTTGGCGGGTTTACTGACAAGAGTAAATTTAAATTAATATTAGATAGTAGAACACCTTTAAATGAAGGCAATGTATTTGTACCAGAAGAAAATTACAAATTATTTTTAAACACATCTGTACCTATAGAAATTGCAAGTTACAGCGGTGTTGTAATTCAAAAAAATACAAATGGTTATGTTATAAAAGGATATGATCAGGCTGCAGCTGCATTTAACTATTATGAACCTATACAAGCATCATCAGATCCTGTAATAAACATAGGCGGCATTTCAGAGTCATTTGTAAATTGGGATAGCGGAAAACAATATGTTAAAGGACAAAATGTTCGATATAATAATTTCTATTATAGAGTAAACACAAGCCATGTTAGTGGTACAAGTTTTGATGATACTAAAATGTCTAAGTTAGCAGAACTTCCGCTTGTTGGCGGTAGATCAAATGTACTTAGAAGAAAGTTTACAAAACGTATTAACACTATACCTTATGGAACATTGCTTCAAACTACACAAGAAGTTGTTGACTTCTTATTAGGCTACGAAGCATACTTAAAGACACAAGGCTTTACGTTTGAATATTACAATAAAGACATAAGTGTTGTAGAAGATTGGACATTCAGTGTAAAAGAATTTATGTTCTGGACTACACAAAATTGGGCTGCAGGAAGTGTATTAACTATTAGCCCAGGCGCACAACAGTTTACATTCAACAGACAATATATGGTCGTAGATAATATCTTTGATAATTTTTATGATTATAGTTTATTAAAAGCAGATGGACAAAAATTAGAAAGATCGTTTAGTAGCATTGCTAGAGATACAGAAAATGATTTTGGTCTAAGTGTTAGAAATACCGCAGATGGTATTTACAGTGTTAAACTTCCGTTAGTTCAAAGAGAACATGTTATTTTATTAGATAACAAAACTGTATTTGGTGATGTAATATATGACCAAGAAGCAGGTTATAGACAAGAAAGAATTAAAGTTACTGGTTATAGAAGTGATAACTGGTCCGGCGGCCTAAACATACCAGGCTTTATATATGACGAAGCAGAAGTAAGAGACTGGCAACCATACAAAGATTATGGCATTGGCAAATTAGTTAAGCATAAAGAATTTTACTATGTTGCATTGTCTAATGTAACTGGTACAGAAGTGTTTATTGATTCACAATGGGAGCGTTTAGAAAGCCGCCCGCAAGCACAGTTAGTTCCAAACTTTGAATACAAAATTAATCAGTTTGCAGATTTTTATGATTTAGATACAGACAACTTTGATCTTGAACAACAAAAACATGCACAGCATTTAATTGGATATCAAAAACGCAAGTATTTAGAAAACATTATAAATGACGATGTAAGTCAATATAAGTTTTACCAGGGAATGTTACAAGATAAGGGTACAAAAAATAGTTTAGTAAAACTGTTTGATGCTCTTGCAAGTGCTGATAAAGAAAGTTTAGAATTTTATGAAGAATGGGCAATTAGAGTTGGCCAGTATGGCGCTACTGATAACTTTGACGATGTTGAATTTTTAATTGATGAAAAACAAATTAAAACTAATCCTCAGCCTGTTGAGCTTGTAACTAACTTACCGGCTAACGATACCGACACTATTTATAAACTAACCCCAGCAGACGTATATAAAAGACCTCAAAACTACGATCATAAACCGTTTCCGACGGTTGTAGATTACACACAATTTACTAAAGACGCCGGATTTGTGTTTGATGCAGACGCTGCATATAGAATTAACGATAAGACAGATATACTTACAGCTAATATTGATGTAATTGGTGCCAAAGATTATATTTGGGTAACAGGTGATAGAGAACCATGGGACGTTTTACAACATGTAACTACTGATATTAGAGTAACTAATATAACAGGCTTTGACGAAGGTGCTGATGCATTTGTTGGTGTAGATAATCCAGGTGGCACAATCGAATTTGACAGATCGCACTCTTTCAAAAGAGGTGACATAATTGGCTTGCAGAATACATCAACACAGAATGATGGGTTTTACACTGTAGAAGTTGTAAAGCCTACTAGTGTAAATGTTCTTGCTGGCGCAAACAATAGTATTGAAGATCTAAGTGATATTAATGGCTACGTAAGTATTTTACGATCAGTAAATTTTGATACAATAAAAGACGCAAACATTGTATTAGAAGACAAAATAATTAAAGATCAGAAAGTTTGGATTAATGGTTCAACTAAGAATGATTGGGTTGTTGCTATACAAAATAATGTATACACTGATAAATCACATTATAATAATCCTAGCGATTATGACATTACATCTGCATACGAGTTTGGATCTGCTATATCGGCAAATAAAGCAAACACTAGATTAGCACTTGGTGACCATAGTGCAAACAGTTTAAATGGTAATGTTTACACTTATCAAAGAGGTTCAAATTTAAGAGATTTATTATTTGAAGAAACATTAACTTTAGACACTGACACATATCCAGTGGCAGACGGTCATCGCTTTGGTGCAGATATTGATATAAGTGCAGACGGCAAATATCTAATTGTTGGTTCAAGCACAGCAAGTGAAGTTGCTTCTAATTATCAAAGCAATTATAGTAAAACTTTAGATTATGCTGAAAACGACATTGTTAAGTATAACGAAAACTACTGGAAGGCAGTAAGAGCAATTACTGCTGAAAGTGACAGTATTACATTTAGTACTTTTGACAGTTATGCAAACTTTGAACGATCAAGCGATAGTTCTTTACTAACACTAATTTTACAAGGTAGTCCGTACTTACCAAACTTACAAACAGATCACTTGTTAATTGCTGCACCTTTTGATCAATACAGAGGTTCTAAGCCACAAGACAAACTAGTTCTTAAGTGGAATAATTATACAAACTTTAATAGAAATATAGGTAATGCAAGTCCTGTAGAAGTGTTCCCAGAAGGCATCAACGCACAGAATTTAGCGGCATCGTATACAGAGCCAACATCAACATTTATAAATGGCGAACATGTTATTGTAGAAAAGGTTGATGCTGTATTACTAGTAGAACCGTTTACTGATCCTCCAACAGATGGCGACATAATAAATGCAGTAGGCGGCTCAGCAACAGTTTATAAAGCATTCCGAAGAGATTTTAAACTTGTACTTTATATAAAAGATACAAATGGAGTTTTTGGCCCAACAGGAACTATTACAAATAGTAACGGAACACCAATTGGCGATTATACACAGCCAAACTATAATGGCACAACTGGTGCTATAGGCGGCTGGTGGTATATTAACACAGGCACAAACTACTTAACATCAGATGAATTTACACAAGCAAAAGACTTTGGTGTACCGGCTTACGGTCTAGTATACCAAGATGTATTAGTTTACAATGAAGATACTCAAACATATGCAAGGTCTATACCAAACTTTTATGCGAACGGTTTAGATGATGTTGCAAGTACAATATTCCCAACTAGGGACGAACCAGTATTTGTTAGTATTCTTTCGCACAGAGGCGCCGCATACATAAATGTTGATAACGATGGTGTACAAAACATTTTAGACAACAGATGGTTAATGAGAGTTCCGTCAGCTCTAGCTGGAGAAATTACAACTCCAGGCGATCAGTTTAGAGCATATATTAATGATCAGGCAGATGAACCAGATTTTACTTTATTAGGTATTGACCCTAGTTACATTAACGATAACTTACACACTGTTATAGATATGTGGGAAGGCTATATTGACTTTACATTTACTAAAACACAGGGCGCCGATGTTGACATGCTATCAGACCAAGACGCTGATACCGGTGATTTCTTTGAGCCTGCTTATGAAGGAAAAGTATTTACAGACCTATTAGGGAACATTGTTAATATTGGTGGAGCAACTGGCGACTTTATTAGAGATGAAATAACTGGTGCAAGAGGCCGTGTTGCATATTATATAAGACGTGCTACTGACCAAGGTAGAGTATATCTTAAAGATGTTACAGGAACATTTACTCAAGGTAACAGATTATTATTAGAAACATTAGAAGGACCTTCGCAATTACCAAACCAACGTATTATGGGTCCAATTAACAAAATATCTGTTACAGGAAACAATACAGGTAAAATTGCTGTAATGCAAAAAGGATCGACCTTCCCTGCTCACCCAGAATCATATGGTGGCTTAGATCAGTTTAAAGATTTGAATACGTTTGCACACATTAATAAAGAATTTTGGGTATACAAAGAAAACCTAACAGAAGCAGGCGCAGACGCAGAAGCAAGTATACCTAGCACATCAAACAGTGACTGGCGCCTTGTTTACAACTTACCAGTAGACACTAGCGGTTCGCAAGCCAGTCAGCCTGTAAATCAAGGTGTATATAGTATCTTTAATAGAGTAGGAAGCACATGGACCAACAGAGGGACATGGACAATTCCAGAAAGTACTACAAACAGTAATGTTGGTAAACAAGTTGCTGTAACACAAGATGGCGAACTATACAGATTTTACATAGGTTCAAAAGAGAACCTAACAGTTTTAAAACATGGTACTGACAAATACGGTAAAAAATACAATTATGCCTTAGATATTAATCCTCATTATAGAGGACCTTACTCGGCTGATGCAGCGTATAGAACAGATGAAATAGTTTTATACAACAATCAATTATATTCAGCACTTACATTTGTTAAAGGTGTTTTACCTACTGATACACTTAAATGGATAACATTAAACAGTACAGTAAATTATCTTCCATCATTGCCAAACGCTGTAAACATTTACAATGACCCAGTGTTTAATGATTTAGGTGAAGGTGTATTAGACTTTACAAAAGAAATAAGTGTAAGCGAAAACGGTCAAGTACTTGCAATAAGTGTAATTACTGATACAAGTGTTGACCCTGATAACAAAGTACTTGTTTATAGAATTTTAGATGATAGGTATGTTTTTGATCAGACTATTGTTGCACCTATATCAAACACTGGTTGGGGAAGTAGTATAAGCCTTAGCGAAGACGGTGACACTTTAGTAATTGCTGATCCTGAAAGTGATGTACAAGGTTATAACACAGGTAAAGCATATGTCTATGCAAAAGTAAATGGAGCGTTTGAATTACACCAAACGCTATCAGGTACAGGAACACTTAGTGAAAAGTTTGGCACTAAGGTTAGTATTTCAAAAGATATTATTGCTGTAACAAGCGGCAATGGCGACAGTATTACTGAAACAGTATTTGATAACGGTACTACGTCATTTGATGATACATTTACAACATACCCTGACAAAAGAGTAGACAGTGGTAGTGTTAGACTATACCAAAAAGTTAAAGATGCATACATACTTGCAGAAGAATTAGACTATGATGGCGATGACAATGTGCTATTTGCAAGTAGATTTGGCGAACAAGTTTTAATTAACGACAATCACATTTATGTAGGAGTTCCAGCAGATACAAACACATATTATGATGAAGATATAAATCCTGGAAGTTTTGTTGACTATCAAGTTACACAAGATAAAAAACCGTGGACATTATTAAGAACACCAAATGAAGTTGTTGACACACAAAAAATTAAATCGGCATTCTTATACAACGTAAAAACAAATCAACTAACTACATACTTAGATTATATTGATCCTGTACAAGGTAAAATTGCAGGACCAGCAGAGCAAGAATTAACATTTAAATCAAACATAGATTTTGCACGTTATAATGTTACAACATTACCTGACTATTTTAGTGAAACTTCTAATTGGGAAGAACAACATGTTGGCAAACTATGGTGGGATTTATCTACAGCAAAATTCTTTAATGTGTATCAAGAAGATATTACTAACCAGGCTAATAACTGGAGCAAATTAATACCTAATTACTCAGTTGATATTTATGAATGGGTAGAAAGTGATATTGTTCCTGCAGACTGGGATAACCGAGCAGATACAGCTGCAGGTTTTGCAAAAGGCATAAGTGGACTATCTAAATACGGCAATGATGCGTATAGTCAAAAATTAATTTATGATCCTGTATCACAAACATTTAGTGACAAGTATTACTTTTGGGTTAAAAACAAAGTAACTGTTCCTATTCAAGAAGCAAGAAAAATTAGTGCATCTGAAGTTGCAAAATTAATTGCTAATCCAAGAGGACAAGGTTATAGTTTTGTAGCATTATTAAGTAATGATAGATTTGTTCTTTATAACTGTGAAAATTTAATTAAAGACAAAGACATTGCTTTACATGTAAGTTACTATACACAGGATACACAAGAACAAAATAGACATTTAGAATATAGTCTGCTAACAGAAGGACTAGAAACAAGTGTACCTAAAGCAGACATAGAAAGAAAATGGATTGACAGTTTACTTGGATATGATTCAAGAGGACGTATTGTTCCAGATCCTGAATTAAGTACAAAAGACAAATACGGTACATTAAATAGTCCAAGACAAAGTTGGTTTGTTAATAGACATGAAGCATTTAAGCAAGTTATTGAAAGAGCAAACTTAGCACTTCGAGAAACTATTATTGTAGACGACTTTAGTTTTAAAACACTTAACAATGCCGATGTTCAACCGTTTGTAACTGACAGAACATATGATTATAAAATTGATACATTAGATGAATTAAATTTTATTGGTATTAACAAAATTAAAACAGCAACATTACAAGCATCAGTACATGGTGGCGTAGTAACTGATATTAGAATTACTGATACTGGTAGAGGATACAACGATCCTACATATGACAGTACTACAAGTGTTGTAAGACACGGACCAAGTTTTGAATTGTTTGGTAACGGTAGCGGATTAGACTTCAACTTAGAAATTAATAACCTAGGACAAATTAGTAAAGTAAACATTATTAACGGTGGTACTGGATATGATGAAAATTTAATAATTGAAGTAAGACCACTTACAGTAATAGTTGAAAACGATAGCACAGTTAATAACAAATGGGCTATTTACGAATGGAATAAATCATCAAGTCTTTGGGATAGAGTAAAGTCACAAAGTTACGATACAAAAGAATATTGGGATTATGTAGACTGGTATGCAACGGGTTATACACAATTTACAAGAATTGATCATAGAGTAGATGAAAGCTACCAGTTAGCATCAGCAAATGCTAAGATTGGCCAAATTGTTAAGATTGATAACATAGGTAATGGCGGTTGGTTATTGCTAAAACGTGTTGCAGATACTAATTCTTTAGATTATACAATTGATTATGAAACTATTGGTAGAGAAAACGGTACAATAGAAATTAGTAGCAAGATTTACAATGTAATAGAAAATACAGTTGGTTATGATTTACTAGGCTTCGACAACAGATTCTTTGATACTGAACCAGTAACTGAAGGTAGACAAATATTAACAGCATTAAAGAACGATATATTTGTAGACAACTTAGCAATTAAATGGCAAGAATTATTTCTTGCAAGTATTAGATATGTATTATCAGAACAGCAAAATGTTGACTGGGTATATAAAACAAGTTTTGTAAAAGCAAAACATAATGTAGGTGGACTAGAGCAAAAGATAAATTATCAAAATGATAATTTAAGTAGTTACAATGATTACATTAACGAAGTTAAACCTTATAAGACAAACATACGTGAATATCTAAGTTCTTATGAAAATATAGATAATACTAATACACAAACAAGTGACTTTGATGTTCCTCCGTTTTATGACTATACAGAAAACGGAATAAAAACTAAATCTGTAAAAATTAAAGATAACGAGTTGCTTGGAGCAGATGCGTTCTTTGATGAATATCCATATCAATCATGGAAAGAAAATTACGGATATAAAGTTACAGCAATTAATATTTACAATGGCGGAAGCAAATATACATATCCGCCGACAGTAACTATTGCAGGCGGTGGCGGTACAGGCGCTACAGCAAAAGCATATATTGGCGCAGGCAAAGTAGTTAACATTGAGGTTACTAATGCAGGAAGCGGCTATACTAGTGCGCCAACAGTAACTATTAGCGGATCACAAGCAGACGGTTCTACAACAGCAATAGCATCAGCGCAAATTGGCGACAGTGTTGTTAGAAGTCTACAAGTTGGTATTAAGTTTGATAGAGTTTCTGGACAATACTATATTACACTATTGCCTGAAACAGAAACATTTACAGGTACAGCAATAAATGATAAGTTTAATTTAAAATGGCCTATTAATTTAAAACGTAACAAAATAAAAGTTACAATTAATGGCACATTATTATTACGTAGTGAATATACATTTACTAACGTAGATGATAAAACATATACATATGATAGACAAAAAGGTCAAGTACAATTTAGTAAAACTCCTGCATTAGGAAGTATTATTGTAGTTGAATACGAAAAAGATCCTGCAATATTAAATGCACAAGATAGAATTAATCACTTGTATAATCCTACAACAGGAATGCTTGGTAAAGATTTATCACAACTAATGGTTGGAGTTGATTACGGTGGTGTAGAAGTTAAGAGCTTTGGCTTTGAAGGCACGTCAGGATGGATGACCGACGAATATGGAACAGACACTTGGGACAGTTACGATAACACATTTGAAGATGAAATTTTCTTTGCAGATGGAACTACTGTTGCTATTGAGCTTGCTAAACCTTTAGAAAATGGTATTGAATATAATGTTTATTTGAAACGTTTTGGACAAACAAACGCAATTAGAATAGACGATCCTAATTACGATACTATACCAACTAATCCTTTAGCAATGATGCAAACACTAACAGGTGACGGTGTAACACAAACAATTAATTTAGCCGAAAATGATATTCAAGTTAATGACGGTGATATTGTTACTATTAGAAAAACAACATCAGATGGAAGTTTCAAACCAGATGGCGATAGTTACGATACTATACTTGAAGGTGGCGCCCTGGCTTATGGTAATGCTGGAGGTATTAATGCAGACGACATTATATTAGACGGAGATTTATTTGTTACTCCTTTAACAACAGGAGGACCAGAAGAACTAGTTAATGGTCAAGTTATGGACTCTGTTAATATAACAGTTTATGAAAGAAACGGCGAAGGTCAAGGACAAATATATAATCAAAATTATTTGACTGATGGCACAACTACAACTTATCCACTAGGTTTAGCACCACACAGTAACGATGCTGTAATTGTTAAACTAGGCAATACAATAGTTGATAAAGCACAGTACACATTAGATTACACAGCTCTTACAGTAACATTTAAAAATGCGCCTGCAACAGATCAAGTATTAACAATACTTACAGTTGGTATAAATGGTCAAAATATAATTGACCTTGGAGTACTGTTTACAACAGAAGGCCAAAGTTCATACATAACAAATACTTTATGGAATGACAATTATTCAATATACCTTAAGAAAAATGGACAAGAACCAGACGGACCTGAATTAATTGCTAAGAAAAGTGACAAAGGATTTATTGAATTTGTGTTTAGTCCAGTAGCACCTCCTGTAGGTACAAGATTAGATTATGAAATTTATTCTAACAATACACAAATTAATTACAGTAAAATACAAAAAGACAATATTATTGCTGACGGATCGAGTATTACATACAACTTGTCAACTAATGCAATATACGAAACACCTGCAGAGTTCTTTAGCATTGTAGAAGTAAACGGAAACATTAAAAAGCCAGGTTACTCAAAAGTATTCTATATTACGGATGCAACAAAAAGAGAATATATGTTAGAAACATTCCAAGTACAAGAGTCAACTCTAAATGCTTCTGATACTGAAGTATATCTTAATGGTAAATTGTTAAACCAGCAAGATAGTTATACTGTTAATATTGGACAAAGTAGTGTTACAATAGGAAGTAATATTTTGTCACAAGGCGATATATTAACAGTTTACTTTAGAAATGGTGATTATCGTATTGTTGGCAACCAAATTACATTTACAGATTTATTAGCAGAAGATGATGTTATAAATGCGTACACATTTAGTAATCATGATATATTAGATATTAACCGCATAAGTTATGACGTAATTAACAGAAGCTCACTAACTCCTGGGTCAGCTAATTATTCAGCATACCATCAATTAACAGGCGGTAGAGTATTGTTAAATCAGCCAGCCAGCGGTGTTGAATATGTTTGGATATTTAAAAACGGTTCTATGTTGTCACCAAGTGTAGATTACAAGTTACAGAGCAACATGAGAATAATTGAGCTTGTTAATGAACCTAGTGAAAATGATACAATAGATATTATACACTTTACAGCACCAATTAGCACACCAACTATTGCATGGCAACAGTTTAAAGATATTCTTAATAGAACACATTATAAACGTGTTGATAATAACGATGGTGTAAAACTAGCACAAGATTTAGCATTTAATGATCTTAGAATTGTTGTTGTTGAAGGAGCAGATAAATTACCAAGACCAGATAAGAGTTCTAATAAACCAGGCATTATTTGGATTAACGGCGAACGTATTGAGTACTTTGCAAAAACAGGCAACGATTTAAGACAGTTACGCAGAGGCACATTAGGAACAGGTATTGCATCAGTACACAAGGCAGAAACTAGAGTTTACGGCGCAGGAGTAGAGAAAACTATTCCATATGCTGATCAAAACATAGTTTGGTCACCAGTTGCTGCTGTAACCGAAGGACAGACTGAATTCACACTTGATTTTACACCAAACAGTGTAAATGAGTTTGAAGTGTTTGCTGCAGGAAAGAGGTTAAATAAGGCTGCTATAGCTACATTTGATCCCGTACTTGCAATTGATTCACCCGAAGGTGATGTAAATACACCAGCAGAGTTCACTGTAAATGGCGATACATTAACACTAACAAGTCCAATGAAAGCGGATCAAAAGTTAGTTGTTATTAGAAAAGTAGGTAAATTGTGGACAGACCCGGGCACTCCATTAAAAGATGCTCAAAACGACATTGGTAGTTTCTTACGTGGAGCAAGAAGTGAATTACCCGAATAAATATACTAGTAGGAATAGAAAATGACAAACACAATTAATGAACAAAACGGTGTATTTGTACAGGGACATATTAAAATAAGTGACCCTAGCAGCGGCGAAGTCTTTGTTAACAAAAAGAACGCCATACACTATGAAAATATGAGTATTGCTCTTGCAGAATCTTTAGGTAATGCAGGACAGGGGCCTATTGCTGTAATGAGCTTCGGCAACGGCGGTACAAATATAGATACAACAGGGGTAATAACATATCTTACTCCAAACTCAACAGGAACAAACGCAGGTTTGTACAATCAAACGTTTACAAAGATAGTTGACGATAGAAATACAGATAATTTGGACCCTACTAGAAATAAGATCGAAACTAGACACGTAAATGGTACAAATTATACTGATATTGTTATTACATGTTTACTAGACTACGGTGAACCAAACGGCCAAGATGCATTTGATACAGCATCTGATGCAGATAACAGTTTCGTATTTGACGAATTAGGTTTGCGTAGTGTAAGTCCAGATGGTATTTTAGGTAATGGTAGATTGCTTACTCATGTTATTTTCCATCCTGTACAAAAATCACTAAACAGATTGATCCAAGTAGATTATACAGTTCGAGTACAAAGCCTTAGCGGAGGTAACAGCTAATGGCATATCAAATCCAATTTACAGATTTTACAAATAAAGGATCTATTGTTGTAGAAGATAGAGAAATAAACAATACTGATACTAGTTTATCTCTACCTGGCAGAAACAGCACAGCATACGGTGAAGCGATTGCAGGTAACTTCTTGCATATTTTAGAAAACTTTGCAAATAACAATCCGCCCGCTAATCCTGTTGAAGGACAAACATGGTATGATACAACTGTTGGTGTTGATGCACTTAAAGTGTATGACGGAACAAATTGGATTGAATCAGGAGGCATCAAAAAAGGCGCTGCACAACCTGAAGTTGGAAACAGTGTAATTGGCGACCTTTGGGTAGATACTAGTAATCAGCAATTATATTTGAACAACGGTTCAAGTTGGATACTTGTAGGACCAGAATTTAGTGAAGGTTTATCATCAGGTACAAAAGCAGAACTAATCCAAGGTACAGATGATAAAAGTTACACAGTATTAAAAGTTGAAGTAGGTGCTCAACCTATAGCAATTATAACAAATGCACAATTTACACCTAAAGTAAATATTAGAGGCTTTTCAGTTCTTAAACCAGGATTTAATTTAACTAGTTTAACACTGTCAAGTACTAATGCCAAGTATAACGGCACAGCAGAATCAGCAGAAGCACTTAGAATTGGAAACAGCAATATTCCATCTAGTAACTTTTTACGTGCTGACGTAGATACAACATCAAATGGTACACTTTATGTTAAGAATAACCAGGGTGTGCAAGTAGGTGCAAATTCGCAATTAGCATTAGAAGCATCAGGAGAAAGCGGCGTTGTAAAAAGTAACTTCAACGGTGCTAGTTTAGACTTTAAAGTTAAAAATGATCAAGGCGAACAAACAGCAATTAGAATTAAGTCTAATACTAATGTTGGTATTAATCAAGAAAATCCACAACTTCCGTTAGATGTAACAGGTAGCGGTCGTTTTTCAGGTAATTTAGACGTTAATGGTGTTGAAGATGCAGATGATAGTTTTAATGATACATTAACTGAAGGCACTATTGTAACATCAGGCGGCGCGAGTGTTGCTAAGAATGTTAAAATTGGTGCAAAACTTACTGTAAAAGGTCAAACAAATATTGGTGGCGATGTTATTGCTGATCCAGATGCATTAACTAAACCTAACATGGAAGGGTTTGGTACTGTAAAAGCAGACACATTTGAAGGTTTCTTTAACGGAAGTGTGTCAGGTACTATTAATGGTACAGCATCAAGTGCAGCAAAACTTAACAATAAAACTGTATTTGAATTAACAGGTGATGTAAGTTCAGATCCAATAACATTTGACGGTGCAGGCGATCTTACAAAAACATTTACAACGACATTAAGTGATAGATTTATATCAGATAAGAGTGTAGTTGTTACTCCTCAAACAGGAGACGAATTATTAATTAACAGAACACAGGGTGAAGGCGGATTATTTAGAATATCTCAAACAAACTTGTTAAAAGGCGTTCCAAAAAATCCAGTAGGAATGATTGTACCTTTTGCAGGCGAAGTTGCGCCCCCTGGTTGGTACTTGTGTGATGGAAAAGAAATTAGACAAACAGAAGCATCAGCGTTATTCAGCGTAATAGGATTTAAATTTAAAGATCCACAAAGTCCAAATTTTCAAAACTCTGCGGCATCATTTTTTGCTTTACCAGACTTTAGAGGTAGATTTTTACTAGGTGCTGATAACATGGGCGGCTTACCTGCAAATAGTGTAACTAATACAAACGCAGATAACATAGGTGGTTCATCTGGTTCTGAATTTAAAGATATTAAGGTAGAAAACTTACCAGAACACGAACACGACATGAAGTCGCCAGGTGGTACACAGCACTATGCAATTATTGATGATACTGTAGCACCCGATGAGCAAGGAAGTATTAACCAACCGTTGAATATTTCACAAGGCGCACAAACAACAAGTGGTATTCCATCAAGTGGTGGAATTAAAGAAGGCGGAACCGACGGGCAAGGATCATTTAGAGGTGCAGAAAATTTAGGTACAGCACTAGATGCTTTACCACCGTTCGTTACAGTAAACTACATAATATTTGCCGATAATGTTTAGGAAACGATATGAGTTATAATTTAAACAAAACAGATGGAACACTACTTACAGAACTTGTAGATGGGATACTGGACACTAATACTACTGACATAAGTCTAGTAGGTAGAAACTATTCTGGATACGGCGAATTTATAAATGAAAACTTTATAAAGATGTTAGAAAACTTTGCTAATCCAAATAGTCCTGTTACACCATTAAAAGGACAACTTTGGTATGACACAAGCGAAAACAAATTAAAAGTATTTGACGGCACAGACTTCCAATCAGCAGCTGGTAGTTTTATTAGTGAAACTTTTCCTTCAGGACCAGTACCAGGCGACACATGGTTTAGTACAGCTGAAAAACAATTTTACTTGTATGATGGCACATCATGGACATTAATTGGTCCAGCATTTAGCAGATTGCAAGGAAAAAGTGGAGTTATAACAGATACAATTTTTGATACTGATCTAAATTCAAAAACAGTATTAAAATTATTTACAAACGAAATATTACATGCTGTTATATCAGGCGAAACATTTACTCCAAACCCTATTCCTAACAATTTAGTATCAGGATTAGTTACAGCAACTAATGCAACAGGAACTATTTTTAAAGGTGTAAATTTAATAGATACAGTCGATTTTAAATATAGAGGTGTTGCTGAATTTGCGGAAAACTTAATTAATTCAGAAACTGGCGGAATAGTTAAAGAATCTGAATTAATGAAAAATAATTCCAATCAGGTATTACAAGGTAGATTAGACGTTAGAGTTAGTGCAGGTCTTTCAATTGGGCCAAATGACGATACTAGATTGTTTATGGATAACGGCTTTACTATTAGAAATACTAGAGCAGGTGATGATTTTAATATTCTTGTACGTGGTGCTAATGATGTACTTGACCAAACAAGTGCGTTAATAATTAAGCCCACAACAAAACGTATAGGATTATTTAATTCAAACCCCGCTTATAATTTAGATGTTACAGGCGATGTACGTATTACTGGTAATTTAACAGTAGAAGGTGACAGTTTTGTAACTGAAGCAGAAACACTACAAATAGCAGATAAAAATATTGAATTAGCTGTAGTAGATAGTCCTACAAACTTAACATGTGACCAAGGTGGCATTACATTAAAAGGCACTACTGATAAAACATTCCAATGGTTAAATTTAACAAGTTCATGGACAAGTAGCGAACACTTAGATCTAGCAAGTGGAAAAAGTTTTAAAGTTAATAGTACTGATGTATTATCAGCAACTACAATTGGCACTGGCGTAATTAACAGTAGCCTAAGAAATCTTGGTGTACTTGAAACACTTAATATAGGTACAGGCGGCACAGCAAGTGTAAATATATCTAATGCAGGTGTAATTACAAGACCAGGCGCAGGATCAGGCTTATCAATTAACGTAGGCGGCGATGTTGATCTAAACAGTAACAAAATTACAAACTTGTTAACCCCAACAGCAGATGGCGATGGCGCTAATAAAGTATATGTTGATCAAACTGTACAAGTAGAACCAATAGTAATGTCACTAGATATTACAGGCATGCTTAGTGTTAACGATGGAATTATTGCAATATTACAAAGTTTGTACCCTGCAACAACGTTTGCTAATGGCAAAGAAGCAAGAATTGCTACAACGTCTTATGCAGGTCAAGCAACAGACCCAATTGATATTGCAACACCTACTACAATCACTGAAGTGAATGTTAATGCAGCTGCAGGCGGCGTAGTAAGTGTAATACAGGGCATAAGTTTACCTAACTCTTTAACTCCTACATTTACGTTAAGCGTTACAAGAGGGACAAGAAACTTCATAATTACTAATGGGGCATGGACTGCAAATTAGTATAAATACAACGTGTAAACACAGGATTATATAGGACAAAAAAAATGGCGTATCAAATAGATAGATTTAATAAGAGCCCTTTAACAACAGTAGAGGACGGTACTCTTGACGAAACTACAGATATTAAATTTGTAGGTAAAAATTATGCAGGATATGGAGAAATACATAACGAAAATTTCTTATTCTTGCTAGAAAACTTTGCAGGTGCTAACCAGCCACCTAAACCAGTAAGCGGTCAACTTTGGTTTGACAGCGGTTCGGATAGAATAAAGTTTAGAGATGGCAACCAAAACTGGCGAACAGTAGGCGGTGCAGAAGTTTCCGGAGCTCAACCAGCAGGATTAGCAGAAGGTGATTTTTGGTGGGATAGTGCAAACGAACAACTTTATGTTTACAATGGTTCAAATTTTGTCCTAATTGGACCACAAGACGCAGGCGAAGGCCAAACAGCAATGATTAGTCGTACTGTACTTGATAATACAAGCCCAACAGGCGTTTCAAGAAGTATTATTACAGCAACAGTAAATGATTCTGTAGAGTTTGTTATATCACCAGTAGCATTTACGCTAGGCTCAGGTGCAGACAACGAAATAACCGGCTTCAGTGATATTAAACAAGGTGTTACATTAAGAGACACGCCAGCTTCAGGTGTAACAAGTACAGCAGTAAGATTCCACGGTACAGCAACAAACGCTGATAAATTGGGCGGCCTTAGTTCAGGTGATTTTGTACAAGGCGGTTCACCGAGCTTTGCTTCACAGTTAGACCTTAGTGCAGGATTAGTTACACATAGTAATTTTTACTTTACAATGCGTCCAGATAATCAAACTGGATTAATTAAAAATACAAGTGCAAATGCAAACCAAATTGACTTTGAATTAAAAGCACCTTCTACAGGTACACTTACACATTCTGTTGCAATTACAGCAGGCGGCATAATGCCTGGTGTTGCATCAACTGATTTAACATTAGGTGACAGTGGAAACGTTTGGGACGAAGTACATGCTACAGCATTTAAAGGCACAGCAGATAATGCAAACCAATTAAGACTTGGTAATTCAGGTAGCTCTTATACGTATGCTACAGAATCTAACGTAGGCGGCACTATTGCTGTAAGACAGCAAGACGGTGCAAATACAAAACTAGTTGCAGATATTTTCCAAGGTACAGCAACACAAGCACAATTTGCTGACTTGGCAGAAAAATACACAGTAGAAAAAGATCATCCTGTAGGAACAGTTATGTATGTAAGCACAGCAGGTGAATATGAAATTGCACCGTGTTTGCTAGATAGTTATCCAGTAGGTGTTATATCTGAAAAACCAGCATACTTAATGAATGCAGAAGCAGACGGACAAGCAATAGCACTTGAAGGTCGTGTTCCTGTAAGATGTATAGGCGAAATACGTAAAGGCAATAAAGTTTATGTAGACGCTGAAGGTTGTGCAAGTACAAAATTCACAGGTAATCCTTTAGTTGGCATAGCACTTGAAAGCAACTTAAACGAAGAAGAAAAATTAGTAGAGTGCATATTAAAACTTTAGGAGAAAACACATGCCGGCTGTAACAGACTTAGTTAACTCGTCCGTATACAATGCAATTAGAAGTTCTATAAACAATGTATTAGGAGTTGGCGACGGCGCCCAAAACGGATACGGTAGAACACTTGAGAGTGTTTCCAAAGCTGATAATGATGTAATATTTGCTGCTGATATGCAAACATTGTTTAACGATTTAGTTAAAACAAGAACACATCAAACAGGCAATCCCCCAACATGGTCAAATGCAGATGGACTTGCAGTTCCGTCAATAGGCGAACTAGTTGGTGTGTATGCGGCAGATGTTGGCCCAGGTGGTACAAGTGCAGATGCAACAGCAGACCAAGCAGAAGGGTTTGCAGACTTTGAAGCTGCGGCACAAGATATTTTAACTGATAAAGATGTATTTGATGCATCACAGTTTAGTACAACTATAGAAGATACAAACACAAGACAGTCAAGTTGGAACGGCAGTATTAATCATACTGTAACAGTTACTTGGCTAAATGCTGATGAAAGACGATACTTTTTTAATACTGGCGGAACAATTAAATTTGATGCTAACCTAACAGGCGGAACAAGTGTACCTGGAGATGTTACAACAACACCTCCTGCTACTAAAGACGAAATATGGCAAACAATGTTAGGTACAATGGGTACTGTAAGATTTAGCAAAGGCATAACAGCATCAGATGGTACTAATCCGGGTACAGGTACAGCAATTGGCAACTATTATGATTGGTCAAGTTCAAGTTCTGCAAATCCAGTAAGAATTTTTACAAAAGGCGGTGCTGGGCTGTATGCTGAAAATGAATATTATATTGATGCTTGGGAAACAGCATCTAATAGTTTAAGATTTAATATTGTACTCATAGATAATGATATAGGCGACGATGCAGGCGGAGCCAGTTCGTCAGGTCCAGAAGATGAAGACGTTACTGGTGTAACTGAAAGCACAGTTTCATTTGTTTATGCTAGTGGAGCGTTAGCAATACCTAAACCGGCGTTAACAGTTAATTCAAATCTATAAGTACAGTACATTAAGAGGAAACACGAATGGCTGTAATTGGAACAAATGTTACCGCGGCAAATTATAATACAATCCAAGGTAAAATACAAGATGTTTTAGGTGTCGGAGATGGCGCCCAAAACGGTTATGGCCGTGCATTAACAAGTTCTGCAAAATCATCAGGCGATATTATTGCTGCACAAGACATGGCAGATTTGTACACTGATTTATTCAAAGCAAGAAAACACCAAGCAAACCCAGTAACATGGACCAACGCAGATGGTCTTGAATCAATTATTGAAGGTGACGATGTTGGTGCAGCTGCCGCTGATACAGGTAACGAAACTCCAATCGCTATTTTTGCACTTGTTGCATCAATAGAGTATGTGATTATTGACACTGGCGATAGTAATTTTACATCAATAGGTGCTTCTGCTAACGAAGCAGGCATAAAATTTACAGCATCAGGTCCAGGCACCGGAACAGGTACAGCTAGAATTTCACCTACTAGTGTAAACGCAGAAGAAGACCTCGGCGGAGGTTATTTAGATTTTGAATCAGCAGCTGATGAAATAGTTGCAAATATAAATGTACACGATCCTGATAACTTTTCAACTACAGCAAAATCTACTAGCACAAGAACTTCTAACTGGGGCGGAGATGATCCAGCAGCCCCTGGAGCTAAAATTACTCATGAAGTTGAAATTACTTGGCTAAACGCTAACGAAAGAAGATACTTTTTTAATGCAGGCGGCGAACTTAAATTTGATGCTAGTTTAGCAGGTGGAGTTGTTGCTAATTCTAAAAACGATTTTTGGCGTTCTATATTAGACACTATGGGAACAATTACATTTGGTAAAAATTCTACAGTAGCAAATGGATCATCACCAGGTACTGGCAGTCCTACAATAGGAAACTATTATGCAGATTGGAATTTAACTAGTTCTGCTAATCGTGTTACACTTTTTACTAAAAATGGATCTGGAATATACGCTGATATTAAATATCAAATCGAGGCTTGGGAATCTGCCGCTGGCAATGCATCAACGGCTAGTGCGTTAAGATTTAGAATAGAATTACAAGATAATGATTTTGCATCAGGCGGGCTGTTCAGTAGTGTAGACGAATATGTTACTAATGACATCACAAGTACAGTTAGTGAACGTGTTGATTCAGTTCTAGGAATACCTTCCCCAACAGCTACTACAATTACAACATTAGAATAACTTATCTTTTTCTTGACATTTGACCTATACGAGTGTATAATTACTATTATACCTTTGGAGATGTTGTATGGACGAAAAACTAGCAAAAGCACTTGAAGCAAGTAATATGCTTGACACAATTAATCAGCAAAAAAAGATACTACAACAGCAATATGATGCTGGACTAATTCATTACGAAAATGGGTGCCAATTTACATCCAGTAAAGAACTAATTAGTTTTTGTCAAAGTTTAATATCATTAGAGCAAGATCAAATTGTTCTAATAGACGATAATGGACTTCCTTCTTTAATAGAAGATTTACCTGTGTTTACAAAAAATCTAGTAAACACATATGCAACAGCATCTAACAAATACTTCAATGAATATAACAAATTAAAAAAACAACGTTCAGTTGCAGGCATATTTAATGACTAAAGGTATTCTTGTTTTTGCACACAATAATGCTGAAATAGATTACGTAAAACAAGCGGCATTTCTTGCTGGTAGAGCAAAAGAATATCTTAACTTGCCAGTTAGTATTGTAACTGATAAAGAAAGTATTGGTGACAGATATAAAGATTGGTTTGATAAAATTATCATTAATGAAATACCAACAGCGTCAACTAAAAAGCAATATTACAATGGAGCAAAAACTCACAGTGTTTTAGAATTTAAAAATGACAATCGTTGCCTA